TATAAAGAACCCGGCGCAGCTCTTATGAATCTTGTGACCAGCATGGTCGAAACAGGACAGCGCGTCGGCGGCACGAGTGAATTGCAAGTAGGCGAAGGCCGCGCTGATGCGCCTGTTGGCACAACGATTGCGCTAATTGATCAGGCGACGAAGATCCTCAACAGCGTTCACAAGCGTATGCACGCAGCGCAGGCTGATGAATTTAATTTGCTGTCGCGCTGCTTCCGAGAGCACCCTGAAAGCTTCTTGGAGAAGACAAAGAAAGCTTCAACGGAATGGACCGAGGCGGTCTTCATCCAGGCGCTTAATGATTGCGAGTTGGTGCCGCAGGCTGACCCTAATACCGCCAGCCATACGCAACGCGTAATGAAGATCATGGCGTTGAAGCAATTGCAGCAAGCCAATCCTAGCATGTATGACCCGCGTGCTATTGATACGGCTGCATTGCAGGCGATGGGCTGGAATAATCCAGAGCAATTCATGACGCCTGAGAATGCAACTCAACAGCCGCCGCCAGAAGTCATGAAGGCGATGGAAGAGTTGAAGATCATGCAGCAAGAGGCGCAAGCCAAGACGCTTGTTGCGCAGGCATCTGTTGATGATTCCAAACTCGACGGACAGATCAAGATGATGGATGCGCAGACGCGCCAGATGCTGGCGCAAGCAAAGATTGCCGAGACTAACGCCAAGATCGGCGGCGGTGAAGGCGGCGATGAGCGCTGGCATCAGATTGATGCCGAGACGAAGATGATGGATGCTGAGACGCGCCGTAAGCAGGCGGAGATACAGGCTGCCAAGCTTGGCGTTGACCTGCATAAGGTGAATGTTGATTCACAACACAAAGAAGCCGACCGCATACTCGACAGCCATCACCGCCAGCAAGACAGAATGCACGACGGTAATAAAGCAAGCATGGATCGCGCATTACAGGCGCAACAATTATTGCAAGCAGATAAAGAGCCAGGAGCGGAATAATGTCGGACATCATTAATCGCGCTCTTCAAATTGTTAATGAAGATATTGTTCCTTCTCCGTCTCCGCAGCCCGTCGTTCCAAAACAGTTTGCCAGGGGTGGCTATGCCGATGGTGGCGACCCGACAGATCCTGTAGCAAGCGCTTTAGATGTTGCGCAAAGTATGCCAGATCAGCCATTGCCAGATCTGAAACCAGCTCCTCGTAAGACCTCTACTAAATCAGCAGAAGGCCGAATAGCAGCTCCTCCACCAATTGGCCATAACATGCCGCCTAGTTCCATACCGCAAGGTAAGGGCGTTAGTTATCGAACTCCAGATGATATTGCTGCACCTATCATTGAAGACAATAAAAGCGCTGGTCTTCAGTTTCCAGAAGATGAATCATTTGCTCGATTGCATAAAAAGCTTCGTCGAGAAGATAAGGCAGCCTCTGGCAAGGAAACTGCTGGAGATCCGTTAAATGACAGAATGATTATTAAGGCCCCAAAAAATAGTGGGTTGCCAGATTTTGCTACTGGTAAAATAAATTATGATGATTGGATTAAGCGTCATGAAAACATTTTAGGCGATGACGAAATTCATCATGCGGCAGATTGGTATAACCGTATTGCCGATGAGTTTAAACAATATTATCCAGATGATAAAGAAGCTAAGAGAAACATGCGCGCTTGGCTTGTCGCGCAACAAAATGTTTCTCCTGCCGGAGCTATGCAAAATGTTCTTTTGCAGAAAGAACAAATGGCAAGAGGCGTTCCAAAAGATCTTTGGCGCGCTGGCGGTATGCCAAATCCGACCGAAGCTGCAAGAGCAGTATTGCAAGATCAGCCAATTGGTGGGGGCGTAGGTCAAAAGATTGCAGACTTCGTTGATGCTGCTGAAGGTAAAAAAGTTAGATCTTGGATGGCTAATCATCCAGATGGAGGCGATCCATTTGTTGTTGATGTGCACACAGCTCGTGATACAGGCATGGTTGATCAGGAGTTATTAAATCATCTTGACCGACTTGGTTACGATAAAAAAGATTTGGCAAAAGCCAAGATTGATTTAACTGGAACGCCAACAGAAGCCGCTTATGAAAACCGAGCGGCGTGGGGTAGAGGTTTAACTGACCATCTTAATAAAATAGGATGGAAAGGTAGAAACGACTGGACTCCTGCTGAAGTTCAAGCTGTTGGCTGGATGGGCATGACAAAACTTACGCGTAATGCGGAAGAAGATGTTCAATCAGGTCTTGCTAAGAATTTAAGGCGTTTGTCTTTTGAAATTGACCCAGGCGAAGGTTCTCCTTGGCAGGATAAATATGGAAAGCATTTTTCTTCTCTTACGCCTGATGAAAAGGCTGATATTACATCAAAGATTGCTGATAGCGCGATGCAACACGCATCAAAACTCGCTGGCATTGATGTGCATAGCCTTGTTCATGGAACTGGAGCACGGGAACAGCATCAGAATCCTGCGGCTGTAGGACAAACTCTTGCTACGCATGAAGGCGCTGATATTGCCGCAAATGCGCTTGGTTATTTGCTAAACCAAACAGAGGTTTGGCATAATCGCATGAAGGGCATGACAACAAATCCGAAAGGATTTGGTATTGATTTTATTCAGAAAGATGGAACAGAGCTTGCCGACAAAGAATATTTAAAAGATTTTTGGCAAAAAGTAATGGACCATGACGATACTGGCTTGTTTAAAGGATTCCAACCTATTACACTACCAAGTGGTGAAGTTGGTATTCGTGCATTGATTGATAAGGGTGGAGCCAAAACCCGCGAAAAAATCGAAAAAGCTTTACAGCCTGGTAGTCCGATTTCAAAACTATTGGAATCTTTTCCGCATGAAATACACGCCGAGGGTAATGAGGCCGAGATAACCAAGGCCCGTAATGATTGGACGGAGAATAAAGATGGGAAAATTTATTTGGAAAGGCTGGAACACCTCATCGGACCAGATAAAGCAGCCAGTCTCCCTAGCCTTCGGCAGCAACTTGAATCCGAGCTCGAAGGACACTTTGAAAAAACAAGACAAAGAAAAGCCGGAGCAACACAAGACGCATCCGAAAAAGTAGAAAAATCCCTCGGCGGCTCGATCGGCGCTCCTCCATTTATTGAAGATACGGAGGACATGGCGCGACGTCTGATTCTTTGGTCTTCTGCTGTTGCGCCGTTGACGGTTCGTCAAGGACGCAAAGACGGCGGCTCGGTTAAGGAATATCCTCTCAAAGCATCTAAGAAGCTTCAAAGAGCATTGTCCAAAGGCGAAGAGACGGGGCATGTTGCCATGATGTCGCCTGAAACATATCTTGAGCACGCCAAGCGGTTGCCGGATACGAAAGAAGACAATCTTCTTATTGATGCGTTTAAATCACGCATGAAAAAAGGCAAAAAGTTCAAGGCGTTAAAGTTGCTTGCCAACAACCGTGCCGACGGTCGCCATAGAGCCACAGCCGCTGAAGAGCTGGGGATTAAAGAGATCCCGGTCATTGATTATCGCAAGAGCGGCCTAAAGAATATGAAGGGTGTTCATTCCGTCGACCAAAAAGGCAGCAAGGTCGGGAAGATAAAAGATGAGTTAAGGAAAGAAAGAGCCAGTGGCGGGTCTGTTATTAAGACTGGTCTTGCTGTATTATCAAAACTTCGCGGTAAATAACCGCGTCGGGGGACGCCCCGCTATTCCGGCCGGAGAATAAAATGTCTGAATATTCTGCAAAAACATTACGAGACAAAGCCAAAGCGAGGGCTAAAAGCCTCGCCAAGCCTGGCGACTACGCCAAAGATCAGGAAGTTTCAAGCGCCGATTGGTCGCCTGCCACCCCTATTAAGGCTGAAGTTAAGACGGGTCTTCGCCCTGTTTCCCCACGCGCTTATAAGCGTGGCGGTAAAGTCGTCGGCAAATCTGAAGGCGGCGCTGCCAAAGCTCGAGGCGATAAGCCAACCCGTGGCGCCAAATGGACAGACGAACTTATTAACCGCAACGTCAAGTCAGCTAACGCAGAGCGCCCAGGCGGCAAGGATCACGTTGGTGGCTTGAAGAAGGGCGGAATGGTTAAGCGCGCAAGTGGCGATAGAACAAAAAAAGCTGATGGCGGAATGCTTGATGACAGC